AAATTAATAAATTGAAAGAAACTAAAGATTTAAAAAAATGTAGTTATGAAAAATGTGATAAAATTCATACAAAATCTTTAATTATTGCTAAAAATATGTTAAAAGATTTATGTAATACTACTAAACTTATTAAGCATTGTAAAGCTTATAAAGAATTATATAAAATTAAAAAAATTAATTTTACTTTTACTAAAAAAATTAATAAATTAATTAATATGATATCTTAATTATAGATTATGTCTATTATATATAATAAAGATATTACTAATAATATTTTAATAAAATCTTTTGATATAGATAAACATCAAGGATGTCAATATAATATTCCTAATAATATATTAAAAAATATTATATTACAAGAAAAAGAAGGTATATTAGTTCAAAATAATGCACTTTTAGTTAATACCGGAAAATATACTGGTAGATGTCCAAATGAACGTTATATTGTAGACACTGGAAATTCTCATAATAATATTAATTGGGGTGATATTAATAAACCAATTACAGAATCTTTATTTAATAAATTATATTTATTACATTATAATTATTTAAAATCTATTCCAAAAATATATGTATATGATGGTTATGTTGGATTAAGTGAAAAATCACAACGTACAATACGTATTATTACAGAATTGGCATGGCATAATCATTTTTGTTCTAATATGTTTATTCGTTGCAATACTAAACATATAAATCCAGATATAACAATCATATGTACTAGTGTTGAAATTACTAATTGGAAAGATTATAATCTTAATTCTGATACTTGTATTGTACTTGATATTAATAGAGGATTACAAATAATTACAGGAACAGAATATTCTGGAGAAATTAAAAAAGGGGCATTCTCTATTATGAATTATTTATTACCAATTAATAATATTTTAACAATGCATTGTGCTGCTAATATTGGTATTAATAAAGATACTGCTATATTTTTTGGTTTAAGTGGTACAGGTAAAACAACATTATCTGCAGATACTAATAGATTTTTAATTGGAGATGATGAACATGGTTGGGACGACGAAGGTATCTTTAATTTAGAGGGAGGTTGTTATGCAAAAATGATTAATTTAGATTCAGAAAAAGAACCATTGATATATAATGCTATTAAAAATAATGCTATTCTTGAAAATGTTATTGTTGATGATAATGGGATTTGTGACTTTAAAAATACATCTATTACTGAAAATACAAGATGTTCTTACCCATTAAATAATATTTCTAATTATTATACATCCAATACTACTGCAAATCATCCAAAAAATATTATATTTTTATCATGTGACGCTTATGGTATATTACCACCTATATGTAAATTAACATATACACAAGCTATATTTTATTTAATTTCTGGTTATACCGCTAAAATAGCTGGTACTGAAATGGGAATTAAAGAACCAATTGCTACATTCTCATTATGTTTTGGCGGAGCATTTATGCCATTATTTCCTAAATATTATGCAAAATTATTTGAAAAAAAAATAAAAGAAAATAATGTAAATATATATATGGTAAATACTGGTTGGATATCTGGTAAATATGGTATTGGACATCGTATTGATATTAAATCAACACGTTCAATAATTGATTCAATTCTAAATAATGAATTTAATGATGATAATTTATTTGATATTGATTCTTTTTTTAATTTAAAAATTCCAAAATATGTTAAGAATGTAGATACCAATATATTAAATCCGAGAAATAATTGGAATGATAAAAATGAATACGATAAAGAAGCTATTTTATTAAAAAATATGTTTATTAATAATTGGCAACAATATAATAATGATATATATATGAAAAAATTATGTGAACTATTTTGATTTTATTATATATAAACAATTAATAGATTATTTAAATATATGCAGGGTCTTGAAAATATTGGCGCCACATGTGCAGCTAATAGTTTAATACAAATAATTTGTAGAACAAAGTTTTTACGAGACTCAATACTATTAGAAAAAAATATACCAGATAATACATTAGCAATTGAATTAAAAGAAATTATTCAGTTAATGTATATTGATAAAAAATCACTAAGTCCCAGAAAATTTATAACAAAATTATATAATATATTCAATGATATTTTTACATTCGGTGAACAACTTGATATCAATGAATTGTGGCTTTTTTTATTTAACAAAATATCTTCAGAAATAGGTAATGAATTAAATGATAATATGTTAATTGATGATAATATAAACTCAAATGAATTAACTTCCTCAATATCAGATACCAATATTGAATTATTATATAATAAATGTACAAATGTTATGAATAATATAAATAATAATAAAACTTCCAAATGGTTAGAATCTTCACAAGGTATAATTTTAAATATTATAATTTGTAATAAATGTAAAAATACTTTATATAATTTTGAACCATTCTCAAGTATTCCATTGGATATTAATAATAATATTAATAAATCAGTTACTAATATGTTCCGCAATAGTTTAAAATCTTATATTGATAAAGATGAATGGAAATGTAATAAATGTAATGAATGTACTGAATATACTAAGATTTTTAAAATTTGGAAATTACCACCTATATTAATATTTAATATCAAAAGATTTGATAATATTAATGTTAAAAATCATGCAGAAATTGATATTAATGAAAAAATAATAATTAAAAAGGGTAACGTCTTAAGCAATATTGATACTAATTATAATTATAATTTGACATCTATTGGATTACATATTGGTGATATTAATAATGGTCACTATTGTGCCATATGTAAAGATGAAACAGATGATAAATTTATATTATATAATGATTTAAATATTAATAAATTGCAAGACAATGATTATAAAAAAAATATCAAAAATAATAAAGATGCTTATATGATTATATATACTTTAACTTAATATATTAAATTTTTTGTAAAATTTACCATATTTATTCTATTATCTATTTTTTGTCTTTTTTCCTCTTTTTCACACTTTTCTCTTTTTTTATTTTTTAATATATTTAATCTTTTTTTTATATCTTCTATATTATATTCATACATTATTTAGTATAAATATTACTTATTTTAATATCATTTTTTATATATTACAATAATATTATTAAAAAAATTATTTATTGCTCTCTATCGGGTTCGAACCGATGACCTTGGCCTTATCAGAGCCACGCGCTACCAACTGCGCTAAGAGAGCAAATGTAACTGAATTGTTACATATATTATATGTAATATATCTTTATATAAAAATTAAATTTCTATTAATTTAATTGTAATTATTATAAAAATGATTGTTTTATCTCAATTTATTTTTTATCAATACTATGTTGATTTGGGATAATTTACCATCAGATATTCAAGACAATATTTATTCTAAAATTATATTTCCTCAAAATAAAAATATATTAGAAGATATTCACAATTATACATTTGTTAAAACTTGTTTACTTAATTCATTTCAGGATTGGGACATAGTATGGTGTCTTATACTAATATTTAATAAAAATATTGATAATAAAAAAAAAGATGATAAAATGAAATTATTTAGAAATAGTGGAGAATCTGGTGAATATTATGTATCACGTATTATTGGAAAATTATCTATTGATGATAGAAATTACTTGCTAAATTCAATGTTTGAAAGATAATTTTATATTATCTCTGTATAATCATTGTTATCTTCTAACATAAAATTATTATAATTATTATTACATTTTTCACATAATAAATCACTATTCTCATAATCATATTCTATTGTATAATTTATATTACAAAATATACATAATTTATTCTCGTTCATATTTAAATTATTTAGGTTTTTAACAATATTATCCATTTTTATATTATGTATATAAAATATATTATCATATTTTAAATTTATATTCAAAAAAAAAAAAATTTATATTTCTTTATTTAATACATATATATTATATGATAAATAACTCGCAAACATTAACCATAATATATATGGGATTAATAAATATGCAGTTTTTGTTTTACCAATCCAATAACTATTATCATAAAATTGAAATTGTATAAATGTTAATATTCCAAATATTAAACTTAATATTACTACTATTAATCCATATAATAATCCATTATGTCCAAAGAATATTGGAGTATATAAATAATTAAATATTAATGCAAACATAGGTATAATCCAATAAGTCAATTTTTTTATTGATAACTTATTGTATAATGCATTACTATAAGAAATACCAATTAATAAATATAATATAGGCCATACTATTCCAAATATATAATTTGGTGGATTTAATTCTGGTTTTTTCATTTCTTTATATTCTTTCTCATTCCATTTAGAACCAAATATTCTACCTATTGACATACCAATTATTATCGGTATAAAAATTAATAAGTATTTTATAATATTATTACTCATTACAAGTTCCTATTAATATATTATATATTAATATTTATTTATTTTCATTTAGATAAATTAATAAATTAATTATATTTATTAATTTATCTATATTCATTAATTTATCTATATTTTCTATATTTTTAGAAATATTTATTATATCATTTGGTTTTTTTTTATCTAATTCTATTATTAATTCTCCATTTTCTGCTATAATATTTATTCTTCTTATATTTTCAATATTTATATATATATTATCTTTTATAATTAAATTCTTAAATTTTAAATCACTATTATTATAATATATTTCACTATTTTCATTAATATTTGTATAATTATTATTATTATTATAGACATTTAATGTTTTACTACTTTTTGATATAAATTTCTGTGTTTTTCTAATATCTTTTAGATATTTTGCATATATATTTCTATCTACATTATTTTTTCGTAATTTAGTATTTTTATTTAATTCATTATTTAATGATAATATTGGTTTAAAACAAAAACATATCGAATACAAATTAACTAAAATACATATTGTTAATAGTATTTTCATTATATATATCATTTATATATATCATTTATATCATTTTTTAATATTTTTTAAAAGTAAGATGTATTTTAAAGATTATCCTGAATTTACACCAAATATTACACCCCAAAAAATGTTTGAATTGGGTATTATGGGCGGTACCTATTTTAGAAAAATTAAATCCCTTAAAACTAAAAAAATTTATAAAAATAATCATAAAAAATTTAGTTTTTTAAAAAAAATTTCAGATGATAAACTTATACAACAAGAATATGATAAAAATATTAATTATTATAATGTTGAAGTTGGTACTACTTATGAATTTTGGATGTCTAAAAATTGGATTAAAGAAGAATATGACCCATATGGATGGATTGAATGGTATTGTAATTTTTATAATGGTAGAAGAACAAATGATGATATACGACAAATTAATAGATGGAAAAAATCTTCAGGACCCAAGGGTAGATTTAGAAATCAATTACAAAGAAAAGTTAATGAAATTGGTAAAAATAAAAATACTATTTATCCCAGATTAAGACAAACATTATTACATTGGGCTTATGATAGTAGAAAAATGAAAGTTAAATAAATATTCATTTAATTATAATAATTTGAACCATCGTTTCTATAAACACTTCTAATAATTATATTATTAGATAAATATTTGATTTTATTTAAACTTAAATTAATTTGTTCTACTTCATTCTTAATCATTATAGTATCATTATATATATTAATTAATAAATCATCTTCATTATATAGATTTTTAATGTCATTGTTTTTTTTTGATTCTGGTACATATCCTATGGGTGGTGTCCATTTTTTATATTTATTATAATAACTATTTTGTTCGAAATTATTATTATTTAAATTTAATGATGATTTAAGTATATTTAAAGAATTTATTAGTAAATTCTTCTTTTTAATATCTCTAAACTCACAATATACATTATTTCTATTATTTAATTTATAAATTAAACCTCTATTATTAAAACTAAATATTTGAGATATTTGTAATATAAAAATTAATGATGTTAATAATTTCATCACTTTACAATGTTTACACTATTATTAGTAATATATTTTTATATCATTTTTTTTACACTTTATAAAAATAATATTCGTCCCTTTGATATAAAAAATGATTTATTATTATATATTAGAATACTATGAATATAAATGATTTACTAAAAGATCCTATCAATTATTTAAAAAATATAAAAAAAAAAGAAATTATTACTTTTTTACAAGAATGTGATAATGCTTTTTTCAATACAAGTTCTACACTCGTTAATGATGATATGTATGATTTAGTTAAAGATTATTTAAAAAAATTAGACCCGAAAAATGCTTATTTTAAACGTGTTGGTGCCGACGAAGAAACAAAAGTTAAATTACCTTTTTGGATGGGTTCTCTTGATAAAATTAAAGATGATGAAAAATCTATAAATTTATGGAAAACTAAATATGATGATTCGAGTATTATATCAGATAAATTAGATGGTATATCTTGTTTATTTTATAAAAATTATGATGATATTAAAATTTATACAAGAGGTAATGGCAACGAAGGACAAGATATTTCACATTTAAAAAATTATATTATCTTTCCAAAAATTACAGATAATAAAATTGCTATTAGAGGTGAATTAATTATTTCAAGAACTAATTGGGAAAAAATAAAAGATATTGGTTCAAATGCAAGAAATGTTGTTGCTGGTGCTATTCATTCTAAAATTATTAATAAAGATTTAATGGGAAATATTGAATTTTTAGCATATGATATACTATCTCCTAAAATGAAAATTGAAGATGTTTTTAATTATTTTACTAATAATAATATCAAATGTGCTAATTATGTATTATGGGATTTAAATAATATTAATTTACAATCTTTATCTAATCATTTAGAATTAAGAAGGAAAGATAGTAATTACGAAGTTGATGGTATTGTTGTATATAATAATAAAATTCATAAAGTTATTAATGATAAAAATCCAAAATATGCTTTCGCTTTTAAAAGTATATTAACACATGAAAAAGCTGAGGTTATTGTTACAGATGTTGAATGGAATGTTAGTATGCATAAATATATGAAACCTATTGTGAAATTTAATGAAGTTGTTATTTCTGGTGTAAAAATTAAACAAGCAACTGGTTTTAATGGTAAATTTATTAATTCTAATATTATTGGACCAGGTTCAAGAATTGTTATCATCAGAAGTGGAGACGTAATTCCACATATTTTAAAAGTTTTAAGTCCAAGTTCTAATAGTAAACCCAAAATGCCAGAATTAAAATATAAATGGAATGATACACAAATAGATATTATATTAGATGATGATCGTAAAAATAAAGAACAAGATATTAAATCTTATACATATTTTATGGCAAAATTAGATGTGGGTTCTGTTAAAGAAAGTACTATTAAAAAATTATATGAAAATGGTTTTGATACATTGGAAAAAATATTGAAAATTAATGTAGACGAATTAAGTAAATTAGATGGATTTCAATTAAAAAGTGCTACTAAAATTGTAGAAAATTTTGCAAAAATAAAAGATAGTCATTGTGATATTTTATTAGATGCTTCTAATATATTAGGTAGAGGTTTTGCTCTTAAAAAAATTAAATTGGTAAGTGAAAAATATCCACTAAATAAAAAAGCAGAAATATTAAAATTAACGATTGATGATTTATTAAAAATAGATGGTATAGGTAATGTAAATGCAAAACAATTTGTTGAAAATATTAAGAAATTTTATGAATTTTTAGATAAAATTGGATATAAATGTAATAGAGAAGATGTTAAAGAGGATATAAATGATGAAAATAAAGTAGAAATATTAAAAGATAAAAAAATTCTTTTCACAGGATTTAGAAATAAATATTGGGAAAAATTAATAAATGATAGTGGTGGTAAAGTTATTTCTGTGATATCTAAAACAACCGATTATTTAGTTGTTAAAAATAAAACAGACAAATCTGGTAAAATAGATAAAGCAAATGAATTAGGTGTTAAGATATTGGATATGGGAGAATTTGAGAAGATGATTGGGTAGAGTGGTTATTTTGTTTTTTATTTTGTAAATTCATTTTATATATTAATTAAAAAATTGATTTAATATTTTTTAAATAATATATAAAATGAATTTACAAGAAAATAATATACAAAAATGTACTCGTTGTAGAAAAGAATTTACTAATTGCAAATGGAATAAGAAAACATGTGAAAAATGTCTAGCCTATAGAAGATCTTATTACAACAAAAACAAAAAAAAAGAATTAGAAAATACTCGTAATTATTTAGTAAATAATCCATATATTGTAAATAAAATAAGGGAAAATTTTATAAATAATTTACATAGATGTTCTACAGATAA